TGCATTGCGTGTTATTAATAACGACTCAGGATTTATATTAAGAATACTAACCTTTTTAGTTTCGCGTGTTACTTTAAATTTTAAATCCCATACACCTGGGCTTGTTTCTTCTTGTTCGGTAATTTCTGACTTGGTTACGCTTGGATCGTTAAGGCTTTCAACAATTGTAGATAGTTCATCAAAGTCAACGCCTGTAAATCTCTCTTCATCAACTTCTTTCTGTTCATCAATAAAGTATTTAACAACACCGTTCTTTTGAATCTCAGCATCTTTTAGCCATGCGTGCATGATTTGAAAACTATCTGGTTGATTGCGTACAATCCAATTAATATATTTTGTTTTTTCTTCTGCTTCTTGAACTTCAACGGGATTATCAGTGTTAGGTTGGAAGGTTACAACATCACCTGAACCATAGAAGATACGCATTAAAGCAGGCATATCAGACTCTATAACGTCTGCTATATCCGTTGAAACTACGCTTGATTGATTAGGAATACCAGCAAATTCACCTGTCTTTTCTCCAAGATAAGCGGATAAATACTTAGTATTCTCTCTTGAAAACTCACCATTGTATATGACAGCCTGTTCCTGTGCCTGAGACAACAAAGAGATTAATTGTTCATTGGACATCTTTGCCATTAATAAAACACCTAGTGAGTTGATTGAATTTGTTTTGTTTATTATAACAACCATAGGCATTTTATAGTATACTGACAAAACAGCATATAATTCCGACATTAAGGTGGTAATTTGAATAGATTTACAGAGTTAATCCATGATAAAGGGTTTACAGTTAGGGAATTTTGCGAGTATTGGGAGATTAGCCGAAGAACATATGAAAGGATGATGGCCAATCCAGTCAAGCACAATAAACTAGATAAGTTAATTAAGGGGATTAAATGAATACTCTTGATGATTTTAAATATGCATCGACAGTTATAAATTATTGTCAACTATCCGGCTCATTAAAGAGGGTTGGCGAAGACGTTAAACCAAACTTTAAATGGTGGGTGCTATCACCGATATCATTACCGGCACTTGCTCTTAGTTTGTTTATTAGTTGGTAACTAAACAACGTTAGACGCTCCATAGTTTAACTTCTTACGCTTTTTCTTTATTGGTGGCACAAATAGAGTCATCATTAAAGAATCAGCCATGTTAGGTGAATCAATATCATTAGATTTCATTTCTTTCTTATTCATAATTTGTTCTAACCCGTTACCGTTCTCAACTCTTGGTATGCGACAGCACTCAGAGCGCAGCATTTCTAAGTTAGCAATTCCTTCACTATCAAGGCTAATCATTTCTTCTGGCGCTATATACTCACCCTTAACAACGCATTTATAAGTATTATAAAACCTGTCTGCTAATGCTATATAGTATTGTGCCCTGTTATTCCTAAAGGTTTCAGCGTATGTTTTAGGGTTTGATTTACGCGAGCCGTACTGTGCTTGGTATACTTTCTCTGCGTTATCTTGCCCTTTACCTGATAATGAACCTCTAAACATAAAGTACTGTGTTCGCGTTCCATCTAGTGCCGTTGATACTTGTCGCTTTAATCCTGTGCCCATTCCGTCACCATCCCACACAAACCAATCAGCACCCCATTCTTTAGCTAAATCAGTAGCCCAATCACAACCATCATCTATTTCTCCATCAAGCTTTTCATCAACTGTTAATATCACTGAGCCGTGACGAATAGCAAACCCTTTACTATCATAACCTGAGTCGCTTGGATCGTGTGCTGCAATCTTAGCTCCAAGAGGTTTAAATATTTCTTTAAGTTTATCTATTTTGTGAGCATCAACGGCAGCGTCAAACCATTCAGGCTTAATAATAGAGTTTTTAACTTCGTCCATATAATCCCCTAGCCATTTATGATCGTAAGCTGCTTGTGATAAATACTTAACATCATCTTGTCTTTCTTGCTCTAACCCTGAAGCTTCAAACCATGATGAAGGCATATCTGTGTAATTCATTTGAACAATCATTACAGTATCATCTTCATAATACCCACATCGTGATAATTCTTTTTCTGCCCTTAGTAGCCACTTCTGAGCAACGGCACCAGTTCTAGCGCCTCTGTTCATAGTGATGATAATTTCAGGCATCTTAACATCTTCACCGGCTATCAACCTTGCTGAGTCTTTAGCGTTCAACCGAACCGAAGCAGTAAGAACTCTTAATGTGTTAGCTGATATATCTTCGCCTTCTTCAATCCATAACCCATCAACACCAGATAATGTAGACTTTAATGAGGTTATATTCCTAGCAAGGCCGCGGTAAAATGTGCGACCACCTGAAGCCTCGTGTGTGATTGACGTTTTAGTGTCTTCAAACCCCACAATACCAAGCCTAGATATCTCATCCAGTATTGTTCTATGCACTGATTCTTCAATAGAGTTTTGATTCTCCCTGGCACAACACCATAATTGACCGTTAGATACCAAAGCAGCAACATAGTCAGCTATGCCTGTTGACTTTGTTGAGCCTCTACCTCCCACAATGATTTTAATTCTTTTTGGCTTTGTGAAAACAGGATGGAGGTTTTTAACGTACTCTATTTTTATGTCAGTCATCTACGCCTACAGGAACAAATGTAAATGTAGTTGATTCTGATTTGAATACCTCGCCTTCTGCGTTCTTAATCTCAATTGATTTTTCATCAGGTAAGTATTTTTTAAGAAGGGATAGTCTAGCACTTATAGCGCTATTGATACGACTAACTGTGACGTTATCCATTTCAACGGTAACGTCTTCCAGTTTTTTAATATTATCAACAATTTGGCGTATCTTGTTGTTCTCACTAAGATAGCGCCTTAATTCCTCTTTATTTATCGCTCTGCGCTTGTTGGCGGCAGTAGTTGAATCTTTCATTTTGTCAGTCCTCTAAAGGTTATTGACTAGTTAAAATTATTTGGGTTGTGAGGTTGTCCATGCAGTAATAGATACATCGTCACCAATACCCCAAGTAAGAGTATTTAGAATCATATCAGTGCCGCTTGTTCCTGCCGTACCAACTCTTGATACTGCTGAGCCTGATGTTTTAGCTACATAGTGAATTGACCGCCTGCGTTTAATCCTGTTGCCGTCACAGGAGTTACAGCGCTCATTGTTGACGGTTTTGAATTTATTAATCATCAAACTTATCATCTTTGCCGCTTAATGCGTTTTTAATATCCAACACATGTTTAATAAGTAAAGCAACTAGCACACAAAGACCTATAACTGATGTAGCAGCCTTGATCATAGGCTCGCCGTAGTTTATCCATACGTGAGATGTAAAAAATGTAGTTATAGCAACTGTTGTTTTAGGGTGCGTCGATACAATCTCAACGGCTTGCTTTATTTCTTCTTTCATTCAACTCTTTTAACCTCTTGGCTTTTCTTCTTTCTACCCTGCAAGAGAGAATGCCTTTGATTGATACCGTCAATAATAGTGCCGAGTAAAGGATGTAATAAAGAACATCTATTGACAATCCACCCATCTCTTATGGCTCTCCATGACAGTATTATTATTTGTATTCCCATTAAAGTAATGCACATATTATCATAATACACGGGTGGATAATAATTTTCATACAAAGCACCACCAGCCACATTTATAAACACCAATATAAAGTAAGTCTCTGCAATTGAGTTGTCTTTGTGATTAAATAGCATGTGCTTGCTGCCGTATATCAAATAACACCCCGCTAAAGCTTCTATAGTGCCTATTGCTGCATACCTTTCCAGCCCGTGAAACTGCAACGCAAATTCATAGTAAATAAAATAAAAAGAAAGCAAGACAGATGCTGTTGCCCTAGTCTTGCTTGATAGCATAAATAGCGAAAAAATAACTATAAACACATAATTTACCGTGTTCATTATTTAAGGCTTCTTGTCTGGTGGTGGTTTTTGCTCACCGTCCGCACCAGTACCAGCGCCGCCCATGTTATATTTAAGCATATAGCATCCTTTGTTATGGTTAATCGGTTATTCATTATAGCATTTAATCCTTTCTAGCTCTATACAAGCCACAAAACTCATACCTAGCTACTATTTCAGCATCAGATAATTGTCGATTAGCCGCTAGATGTGCCAATTCACCACAAAACTTTTTAGTTGCAGCTTTAAATGTATCATCGTTAACAGTTCGTATTGATGTATAAACATCTGTTGTAGTTATACAGCCTGATATTATTGCCACTATTATTAATATTAAATATTTCATTCTAACCCTTCCACCTTGCTTTTGATTTGCGAATATCGATATGTGTGAACCCTTTCTCAACATACAACCCAATACCATATTTATCTGGCATGTGATTATCTAAGAACCTGTATACAGCATACGGATTTACACCATCAACAACTATGTCAGCAGCAATACCAAGTTTGTGCTTGCTACCTTGTGAGCCGCCAACCTCTGCATTGTGCTCGTTACACCTTGAGCCTGAAGTTATTTTAATTGGCGCTTCAAAGTGAGCACGAACAATTTCGAGCACTTTGATCAACTCAACATCAACAGTAGCAAAATTACAGCAACTACATTTAAACTCGTTCCTTGAGAAGTTTTTACTTATATCACCCATTACTTACCCCTAGTTAATTAATTAAATACGATTAAACGATACAACTTCAAAATTACCTTGCGGCATAATTTCTAACAGTTCTTTTTTTAGTTCGTTGGTCATCATCGTAAAAACTACATCAACCTGCGCAGTAAAAGAACTATACGTCCCTATTCTTGATAGGTAACAATAACCGCTGTTATCAGTGCATTTTCCATTAATAAAATAATTTCTTTTAAACATCTCTATTCTCCTAGTTAATACTGTTTAATGTGTTTAATATAAATTACATGATACACCTAAATCTTTATTGTGATTAATTACTCCTTTATAATCACTACTGCAAATCATTGATTGTAATCTTTTATCGCTATCAACATACCTCATCATTGCTATAGCTGTTTTCTTGCTGATCTTGCCTGTTCGGGACTTGTAGCCATCAACTATAAACATCATCAACAATTTATTTGCTTCATCATTCATACTCACCTCTATTTAAATACTGTTTATGTTAAAACAGGTAGATGTTTACATGTATCTACCTGTGTAATTAATCCCTAAAAAGGTATTGAATCGTCGAAGTCAATTGAACCAGACGGCGCTTGTTGTTGTGCGTGTCCTTGTGGTTGCTGTGCCTCTTGACGTTTAGCGGCTAATTGCTGTGATGGCATTTGTTGGCCTTGTTGCTGATAACCACCTTGAGCTTGTTGTGGTTGTTGGTAGCCGCCTTGCTGTGGTGCTGCTTGCTGATTGCCTTGTGGTTTACCATCTAGCATTTGCATAACACCATTAAAGCCTTGCACTACAATTTCAGTAGTATATTGATCTTGCCCTTGTTGATTCTGCCATTTACGAGTAGCTAGTGAGCCTTCAAGATAAACCTTTGAGCCTTTCTTTAAATACTCGCCTGCAATTTCTGCTAGCTTGCCAAAAATAGCAACGCGATGCCATTCTGTTTTTTCTTTCTGTTCGCCGGTTTGTTTATCCTTCCATGATTCACTAGTTGCCACTGTTAAGTTTGCTACAGCTCCACCATTAGGTAAAAATCTTACTTCGGGATCTTTACCTAAGTTACCTAATACGATTACTTTATTTACACCTGCCATTTTATTCCCCTATCCTTCTATTAAGTGACTAATACAAACGCCACCAGTTACGCCTGTTACTTTTACGATGGTGTCACCGTGAGATAAATCCCAAGCTTCAGATCTTGTTGCTACATTAATTTTATCAGTTACACCGATTACAGATTGATAAATGAAATTTGATCCAACTTCATATTTATCATTAAACCATTTACAATTATTTCCACCCATCTTGTTTACTCCTATTTAATTAATATTTGATAAAACTCATTCATCTTAGCGATAAATGCCGCTGTTTTTTCTTCCATATTCTTTATAAATTCTTCATCACGTTCTACACGCTGTAATAAATAACCAGCATCAACATCAAGACGTGGATCAAAGCTTAAAAAGTCACACCATTGACGCTCAGCAACCCATAACTGCATTTGAATTTGTGCGTAATAGTCTTTACTGTAATCATCAGTTAATGCGCGTTTGATTTGAGTTATGGTGGTCGGACACTTAATTTCAATCATTCCATCATCACCGATCAAACCATCAGGACTAACACCTGTGAATTCATCACGCTCAATGAATGCGACTTCTTCAACCTTGTTGCCAGATTTAAGCTCATACATAAACCTTGCTTGAGGCTCTGTTTCAGTACCCCATCTCATAGCGTCATTTTCAAAGAATGGTTTTGATTCGCCAGTTAATCGCTCAGCTAACAATTCCATCATGTAAGTTTCTGCGGTTTTACTTGGCGCAGTGCCTCGACCTTTAGATAAAACATCACTCATTTTTGATGCTGTTACTTTACCAAGGCGAAGCGATAACCACTCATCAGAACCTTGTTCCATTTCTTTAATTATATTCATGATACAGCCTTTAATATCTGGTTAAATTTCTTTGCTGGTATGTCGTTCAGGTTATCAAACTTAAACCCGTTTCTTGCTTGTTCACCTTTTTCTGTAAAGTATCCATCAGCATCACAAAGCAAAGGAAATAAAACATCAACTTGATCGGAGGTGATAAGCTCTGATGGCGTTACATCCTTTTCAGCAACTAGTCCTTCTCCGCTATCAGTATTTAAATGATGAATGGCATTATCAAGACGATCGACAGTGGGCCAGTATTTAGACGCTCGCTTAACAACTGTTTTACGCGCCATTTCATTCCAATGATTTTTCCATGGACCATTCTTGGCTTTAGATGAATTCTGAATCTTAACGATATCATCAAGCGGCATTTCATCAGTCAGATAATCACCGTCAGCAGTTTTAACTGTACAGTAAGCGCCAACAACACTACCTCTATCACCAAACGGACTATAAGAATGCGTAGGCGCTTTATCTAGGCCGTTACTTGTGTAAGTATCGCTCTCGTGAACAAGCTTACATTGCCCCCATAAAATAGAGCCTGATGTCATAGCAAGGTGAAGTAATCCCATATATGAAATATCTAAACAAACCTTACCGTCTCTAGGTACTAAGTAAGCATGTTTATTGGCAGGATTTAAACTTATACCGATACTGGCAACATTGATAATTGCATTCTGTAAGCTTGCGGTATTTTTAGCCGCTGTATCTGCTAAGAATTTATTACCTTGAAATGCTTGTATAGCAAACTGCTTTTCTTTTTCCCACTTAATCGAATCATCAGATAATACAGGAGTAAAAAACTCTTCCTGACCACCTATGTATTCAACTACATTAAAATTACTCATACTTCCGCCCACCTTGTAAATTTCTCATAAGTTAATTGATCAACAACATCTTGAACGCTGTATAAACTGCTTAAATATTTAACTACTGCCGCAGCCTCACCAAACACACCCTCTTTAACTACTAGGATATCTACATCTAGTGGTGGCGGGTTAATTGATATTGTTTCGTATTTGATTTTCATGTATTGCCCTATTTGTTTAATCTGTATAGATGGATAAGTTAGGGTAAATGTATTCTGCAAAACCCCATTTACCTAGAGCTAGAAATAAAAACCGTTAATAGTGAACTAAATAAAACACATTAGCATCGAGACACCAAACCAGTTCAGTTGCATTATTATTACTAACTTATCCTCTATACAGACTATTAATATGAATAGTTCAATTTGGATTATTTATAGTCGCTTCGATGTTGAACTAAAAATTTATTCGCCGACTTGAGATAAACAATATAACAGTTATCGATATTGTGCAAGTACTTTTGTTAATTATTTTAAGTTGATATATTAAGGCGCTTAATATAATATACCTGTATCCATAACAAACAGGAATAATTATGAACTTAGAAAAATCATTTAGAATAGCACTAGCAACTAAAGGCATGACCAAGCAAGATTTGGCTGCTCAAATGAAATGTACTGGCGCTTATATAACGCAAATAACTAAAGGCGGCTCAATGTCTGTCAGTAAGCTTCAAGACGTATGTAGTGAGTTGGGTTATAAGGTTTGGGAATTCATTAAATTAGGGGAAGATTGATGCCGATAAAAAGAATAGTTTATACGTTCGGCGTTAATGACGCTGACTACAAAGTAAAATCCATAGTGCTAGGTAAGAAGGTTAACTGCCCTTTTTACCTGTCATGGTCTAGCATGTTAAGGCGTTGCTATTCTGCAGAATTCCACAAAAGAAACCCTACGTATAAGGTATGTACAGTTTGTGATGAGTGGTTATTATTTTCAAACTTTAAAAAATGGATGGAAAATCAGGACTGGGAAGGCAAATACCTAGACAAAGACATATTAACCCAAGGGAATAAGACCTACTCACCAATTAACTGCCTATTTGTTAGTATGCAAGTTAACTCTTTATTTAATGAATATAAAAAAGGAAGGGGAAAGCACAAAAGAGGAGTAACACTAAATAAAAGATTAAACAAGTACATCGCACAATGCACATATAAAGGCGGTAGATTTCATTTAGGTTGCTTTAACAATGAAACAGACGCGTTCAAAGTGTATAAGTTATTCAAATACATGGTAATAGCTATGCTAGCAGAAAAGCAAACAGAACCTCTAAAGTCATCAATGCTAAACTATAAAATACAAGGGTAAATATAATGGACGGTATAAATAAAGATTTAAATGACAAAGTAAACCGTGAGTGCATGATAAAAAATGCTGTTGTAGCGGCAAAAAAGAAGCAAAAAAAAATGAGGCCAATCACCCGATCTAGAATTGAAGATTTAGAAGATTTAGCCAGGATGGAAGATGATTTTATTCTTGGTTAATATTGGCGATAAAGTTATGGAGATAATCTATAACTTACTTAATGTATAAAACAAGCCAGTTAAATACTGGCTTTTTACTGTTCGCATGTTTATCCTTGTTTGTTAATACTGTTAGTGGTTAAGTTAATTGGTCTAGCAATGGCTGTTTAGCTAATTCAAATGACATTCTAATAGTATCGCCAGCCTCTTGGCTTTCAAGGAATCGGCAAAGCATAGCTTCGTATTCCTCTATATAACTATCGCCAGTTTGAATTATCTTTATCATTTCTATTAATGCCTGTGAATAATCCATCTCTTATACCCTCTATTAATTAAATATTTCAATAAATACGTTATAGCCTGGTAAGTCTGGATTTGAACTATCAAGCCTTTCAATTATATCTGATTCTAATTCATCTTTAGTCATGCCGATTTCATCAAACTCATCTTTATTTAAAACTATTGTTATATTCATCTTTCATTACTCCATCTGTTTAAGTGTTATTAGTGGGTTTAAAATTATTTAATTTCTTTTCTGACCGTAACGCGCAAGGGCATTTAGTTTCACTTCCTTGTGGTCCAATACAAAAACATGCGCTCATTGTTCCCGCTTCTATATTTTCTTCGCTATCTTGTTCGATTTTACCTATAACCCATCTATCAGTAATTAATAATTTTTTCATTCGTTTACCCTCGTTAAATTGTTGTGTGTTATATGGTTACTTGGTTAAATCAATTAAAATATCAAGCTTTTCTAGCGCTGCAACGTCAACCTCTAAAACTTCGCTTTTTAGCTTTTCCCATCCGTAAATAGTGCAACCATAATAAAGATCTTGTGGCTCGTAATCTTCATCAAAGAACTCACCACCAACCCTTAACATTTTTTCCTTGAATGTTTCTTGTCCTATCACGTTGTAATTTTCATCGTAAAGATCGCACATGCCATCTTCGTTATTTTTATCTGTATACAGTCCGTAATTCTTTTCATCAACCCATTTATAAACATCATCAACCGACTCGGCTAGTAAAAATGCCTCAGTTGAACTGTGACTGTCCTTTTGTGAAAAGTGCTGTACATGTATTTTATAAATATTCATTTCTATTTACTCTATTATTAGGGTGTATACCCTTTATTGTCGTTCAAGTTCATTCAATTTTTCAAGGCTATTTCTAATATCCTTAACTATCTCCTGAACCCTTTAATAACTTACCTGCCCGTTTATACCTAGGATGGTATTTAATACGTCAAGCTCAGCGTGTACAGCCTCTATTCTTACGCTTAATTCACTCATGGTTATTGCTCCTCTTCTTTGGTTATAGCCCTAAGAGTACGATCCCTTTCTTCGCCTTCTGGTAATTCGCGTAAATAATCCTTTAACTGCTTTAGGTATGTATTCATTCTTTCTATCTCCTTAGTTAGTTGTTAAATTTTATAGTTTAATAAAGCGGCCTTTAATGGTTCTGCTTGTTTTTCTGCTACTTTCCTTATCACTTCGTACTTAAACTTTTTGTACACTTCATGAGCCTCTAGTGGTGTATCAAAAAACCCCAAGCTAGTTGCCTTTCCATTAACTCTGCATTGAGAGTGATATTTTTCACTTTTTTTGTTAAAACTTACACCTATTGGATACTTCCCTCTAAAATTAGATCTATTGGTAAGTAAACTATTCAAGCTACCATGTACAAAAATACAAGTTTCTGCACTGTAAATCTTGTTACCTTGAAATAAAATATCCTTATCAAGTTGCTTTCCTTTCCAGTCTTGAGTTTTCATCCATGAGCTAAAAGAGCTAAATAAAAGCCATTCGCTAGATACTGAACAACCAATATAGTTTGGTCTTTTTTTATGAAGCTTGGGATCGTAACACCTCTGAAGCATACCTTGCCAAACCTTATAAAAATCACAATTCGGCTTATTTTTTGGCTGAACAATATACTCAGCATCATTAATGGCAATTCCGTAAAGCAACCCCATAGCAAACCCCTGTTAAAATTTTAAATATAGTTGTCATTTAGACACGGTTACTTGTTTTAAATAAACCACCACTCAAATCAATTACAGCGCCGCTATGGACTAGTATATCAACCACAGCAGATGTAGCATCAAGCTCAATGCCTAAAAGTTCAGACAAATACACCTTGGTAAAATTCCTATCAATCCTTTTTATCTCTTCAATTACCACATAAAATACCCTAGATCCGATCAAGGATTCGTTATCAATGTTAAATTTTCTCATTATGCACCTCTTTATTTTAAACATAACTGTCTTAATGACACGGTTACTTGGTAAGACTGCCATAGACTTAACCTTTTCTTTGTTGTTTCTAACCCATTTATCTAAATCTTCTATGTGATAATAATTTTTACCACCACGGTTAAATGCTGGATTTATTGACTTATCACAATCAAAATAATTCTTTAAACTCATAGTGGTTAGATTGTTAATATCTGCATAGTCAGAAAGAGTCATGGATGCCTTGTTTGACTTTTTTGCCTTTGCATTATTGTAAACGTTGTACATGATGTTTACTCGGTTGTTGTTAAGTTGATATAACAATAGCAATTAACATTTGACATTGCAATTAATATTTAATAAACTTTAATAAGTTAATTACAAAGGGGTATTTATGAAATCTAAGAAAGTTCAACCGTTAAACCTAGAAGAAGAAGTTATTGAACTGTTAAAAGCTAGAGCTGGTGTTAATGATCGCTCTATGTCTGCTGAAGCTAATAGAATTTTAAAAAAGGAGTTGAATAAAAAGTAAATAAGTATTAATATTGTTTTGTTGTTTGGCGTCGATTCCAGATGATAGATAAGGTTTAGTAGGTATTTCTGGGGTTATTAAGTTAACCCAATCGACCAGATGTACCCACTAAGCCTTTTTTATTACCTCGATTTCAGCAACTCGATTATTCTTTATGCGTCACGGTTTCGGCTGTCCCGGTTCGAGTGTAATTTAAAGTGTTAGAATGTACGCCCACAACACAACTGAGTTTTTAGTTAATTATAGGGGCTGGACTGCTGAACAGGCAGGAATGATTAACCGAGCTATTAACTGTTTATAATAATAGCTTATGAGTTCTCTACGGAGATGGTATAAGAATCAACTATGTGAATCCTTACCGGGTATTAGTGGTTTAACTCATAGTGACCTGAGTCAATTATTCGTTTAATTGTCCTTTGGGTTTTCTATGAATTTTACTAAAGAAACTTATCCAAAGAGTTATTAATAAATATATATACTATAGAGTTTATAGTTAGTAATACAGTTTGTTATAAATCCGCAATACGGTTTACAGGCTTACAATTTGGAGGTTATATGTTGCCTAAGCATCACTACGACTCAGAGAATAGCTCTGTTTATAATGATAGTAATTGGATAAGCGAACAAATAGATCAGTTGCCTATTTCTATGCAAAAGAAAGTAACCAGTAAATATAGTGATATTTATTTACAGCTCACTAAAGAAGAAGATCGAAAGGTTAGATTTAGAGTTAACACATGGCTAAGAAAGACGGTTGAAAAAAATAAAATAACAAACACAGAAGGGTATTTCTAATGTTATACGAACTAAGGCCACACCAACAAGCAGCACTAGACGAATTAAGGGTTTCATTTGCAAAAGGATTGAAGCGGCCTATGCTTTACGCTCCTGTTGCGTTTGGCAAAACAATAGTAGCCGCTCATATTGTTACCGCAGCACTTGATAAAGGGAAAAGAGTTTTGTTTGTTGCTCCTTATACGGCGCTAATAAATCAAACCGCTAGATCGTTTATGGCCCAAGACATACCGCAACCAGGAATAATGCAAGCCGATCACCCATGGACTAACCCGGGCAAAAGATTACAAATTGCATCAGTCCAAACTTTAGCCAGAAGGCAACTACCAGAGGTTGATTTAATCATAGTTGATGAGGCGCATCTTCAATACTCAGTTATTTGTAAATTAATAGAAGAAACTGAAATTCCTGTGATTGGTCTTAGTGGCTCGCCTTTTTCAAAGGGTTTAGGTAAGTATTATGACAATTTAATACACACTACATCAATGCGACAATTGATTGATGAAGGCTTTCTTTCTGACTATGTAGCTTACTCTCATGACAAACCAGATCTAACAGGAATTAAAACTGTTGCTGGTGATTATCACGAAGGTCAACTTGGGGATCGTATGAGCGATCCTAAGCTTGTTGGTTGTGTAATTGATACTTGGTTAAAGCATGGAGAAAACAGGCCTACAATTTGCTTCTGCGTGAATGTAGCTCATGCTGAGTTTATAGGGGCTGAATTTGAAAGAGTTAATATATCCAACGTTGTGATCACCGGGCGAACACCGATGGAAGATAGAGAGGTGTATTTTACCCAATTCAAAAAAGGAAATATTAAGGTACTTGTTAATGTTGGGACTTTAGTTGCCGGGTTTGATTCAGATGTGAGATGCATTATTGATGCTGCGCCAACTAAATCAGACATTAGGCACGTTCAAAAATTAGGCAGGGGATTAAGGACCGCGACAGGTAAAGATCACTTAATAATATTAGATCATGCTGGCAACTTGGTTAACCTTGGTTTTCCTGATGATATTGAGATTGACAAGTTAGACAACGGTAGCAAGCAAGAAGCTGCCGAACGTAAAGAAAAACAAGCTAAAGATAAAAAAGAAAAAGAACCTAAAGAATGCTCCAAGTGCCACCACATGAAAAAAGCAGATGAACACGAATGCTCAAAATGTGGGTTTGTTCCTAAATTTATTGAAAATGTAGAAGTGGAAGAAGGGGAGCTTACATCAATTAAAGCAACCAATAAATACACCAAAGACGATAAGCAGCGTATATGGTCCGAAATCAAAGGGTATCAGCGAGAGCGAATGCTATCAGGTAAAAGCCTTACTGATGGTTGGTGTTCACACTTATATAAAGACATGGTTGGTGTGTGGCCTAGAAACCTAAGAGATTCAGCTTTACAACCAAGCGAGCAAGTCAGGGGGTTTATAAAACATAAAGCTATCGCGTGGGCCAAATCTAAAAATAAAATGAAGGATAGAGCTAAACACGCAGAGTGGACCGAAAGAAGACAGAATATAGCTTGATTAATTAAAACTTATTAAGTATTATTAAATAGTACTTAATTTAAAAGGTGTAAAAATGAAGACATCAGACGCAGCCAAAGGGAATTGGGAGTTAATATATAAATCCTTTGGCTTGCAGATAATCCCAAACAAACACCAGTGTTGCCCGTTATGTGATCGCAAAGGATCGTCAGGTATACGAATACATGACAAGTCAGGCAATGGTGATTATATTTGTGTTTGCAGCAACGGCAACGGATTTACTTTGTTAATGGAAGTTACCGGGCTGCCGTTCGTAGAGATCGCAAAACAAATAGATGAAATTATCGGCAACAAACCAGATAGAGTTTTAAAAACAAAACTTACCGGGATACCAAAAAAGATAGCTGCAACATCAAAGCCAATTATCGGAACATGGTCAGAATATTATTTAAAAGAGCGAGGAATAATAAACCTACCTACTATGTCAGTCCATCATTGTGACTCAGTACCGTACTTTAACGAGAACGGTGAAAAGGTTGGTAATTATGAGGCTATGATCGCTACTGTTACAGATGTACAAACACTCGAAATATTACAGCAGCACATTACTTATTTAGACGGTAGTAAGAAAATTTACAGAAAAGTAAGAAATCTTACTGATGTTGATTATAAGATCCCGGTTATTAGATTGATGGACGCTGAAAAAACCCTTGGCATAGCTGAAGGTATAGAAACAGCCCTGAGCGCCTATGATAAATATGACGTTAGATGTTGGTCAACGATCAATAGCGGGTTTATGAAAAGATTCAGAGCACCGACAGGAGTAACAAAGCTTTATATATTCGCTGACAACGACAAAAGTGGCACTGGTCATGCTGCCGCCTTTGAATGCGCCAGAGCTAACTTATCATCCAAGAACGATGTTAGCGATGTTGTTGTTATGTGGCCCGATGAATTTGGAGATTTTAACGACTTAGAAGATAAAGAAAACATATGCTATTGGGAATTTAGCAAATAATTTAATTTAAGTAACTAACATAGGATATAAATAAAATGAAATTAATTTTAGCTAACAGAATAGAGAGGAAGATATAATGAATGTATTAAGTTTATTTAATGGAATGAGTTTTGGAATGATGGCGCTAGAGTCATTAAATATTAAAGTTGATAATTATTACAGTAGTGAGATTGATAAATACGCTAACCAGGCAACGCAAGCAATGTTTCCAAACACTATTCAAGTTGGCGATATATTGAACTGGCGCGAATGGGATATTGATTGGGGCAGCATTAATTTAGTTACCGGTGGGTTTCCTTGTCAAGCCTGGTCAATGGCTGGTAAGCAGTTAGGCGATAAAGACGAGCGCGGCATGTTGTTCTGGACGATGCTTGATATTATGAAGCACGTTAAATATCTCAATCCGAAAGCTAACTTTTTAATTGAAAACGTGAAGATGAAAAAGGAGTTTGAGCAATATATTACAACACACACTGAAAACGCACTAGGCAAGGTTTTTAAGGTGCTAATCAACAGCGCGTTAGTATCGGCTCAGAATCGAAATAGATACTACTGGACGAGCTTTGAGGTTGAGCAGCCAGAAGATAAGCGTGTAACTTGGGGTGATGTTAGAGAGTACGGGGTTGAAGGCTTCTATTATACTGAAAAGGGATTGGCGTGGATTTCTAGGCACTCACAAAGAAAAAATAAAAAACTCAGGGTATGGGGTAATGGTGAAAAGGCTCAAATGGTAGAAGCTAGCCATTATAAAAACTACTCTGCTCAGAGGTTTTTCGGGATACTTGATTGGGCTGGACTTAGATACATAACACCTCTCGAATGCTTTAGGCTTCAAACAGTACCAGATCATCACATCGACACACTATTAAACGCCGGAATTAGCAATACTCAGCTATATAAAATGTGCGGTAACGGCTGGACTCACGATGTTATAACTCATATATTTAAAGGGTTGATATAAACATAACGCTCGCCTAATAAGCGAGCTTTGTTTTATAGACTATCTTTGTGAACTCCTTTTTCCTTCTTTAAAACCCACCTCGAAAATAAAACCATTTCACTTTTGCTCGCATTACTTTTCATTAAGTTCGCAAGATAACTTATTATTTGTACGTTATTTTTCGTGTAACCCTTGGTTGAATCTATTCTATCTATTGAAGCTGCAAACTTTCCTTTTGTACCGGGCCCATAAATTAAATCAAAACCAAACACCGGACATTTTTCAGGAGCTATACTTATTAAAAAAGCGGTTTTTATATCAAAATCCATATTAAATTTCTTTGCTCTCTTTTGTGCACTCCCGGATAACTGTAAGCAGGTATACCTAACCGGGTCTTTTGTTTTTAAAGCATCCCGGTACTTTTGGCTTCTATTGTTATTTTCTTTTTTACCTCTTGCTCTTCCTTGTACCTTCTTTTCATGCCTAACACAGTCATTACATTTATTTATATAATTCCTCTTCCTATATTCTGCGTGATTTAATGGGTTTAACTTGCATGAACAAATAATACACTCTTTCATATGCTACCTATAATGTGCGAATAGAAGTTATAGGTAGTATACTATTTTAACGAGTTGGTTTGTACTCCTTTTACCTTTTCGTGAGTTCTTGCAGCTACAAGGCCAAGCATACCAAGAAGAACCTGCATAGTTAGTGTAGTGTCTATTTCTGGGAACTCCCCGGTATAGCCATTCATTGCTGCTACAAATCTCATGATCGGCTCAATCATTGATGAATACAGTAGCCCTAGACCACAAACCCAACCGATAAAACTTCGCCAACCAGCTACAAATACGCTTCGATGCCCGGCTTCAATCTTATTTACCTCTAGTTGCCCGGTGATTAATTTAATACTGGCGTTTAATTCTGCCAAGTCACCTTTCTGATGCAACTCTTCAAGCTTTCTAATTTCTTGTGATTGCTTTACTGGGTCAGGCCATATCTTTTCTATTAATGTTTTGCCGACTTCAAGCGCTGCCGTTAGCGGGTCGAAACTCATAAAACCACCTTTTTATTTATAACGTCAAACTCTCTGTTTTCATTGCTACACACGAATTTAACTTGCTTGCAGTCTACACACTCAAACTCGCATTCGCCCGTGTCTTGATTCGTTGAGCAGCTTGATAGTAATAGTATAAGTATAGTTAGCTTCATAGTGTTCACCTCTTTTTTATATTTTATCACAAGTAAATTATTTATGAATATAACAACTGGTCTAATCTGTTGATTGGGGTTTATGGGTTATAGTTAGCTCAACTTAAACGAAAGGAAGAATGAAAAATGAGTAAATTCACGGAATGGCAAAAATCAAAAGCCGATTTAAAATCAGCAAAGTCATGGGTATCAAATAGATCTAAGAAAGATAGCCAAGATGGCAGAAGGTACGCAAAAGTTCAACTTCAATCATTAAAGTTAGAATACTGCGGGCAAGCATACGCTGGCGCCAATAATTACCATGAATCACCTGAATCTTTTAATAAGTATTTGGCGAAAGCTGTGGGCTTATTAAGAGAGAAAATAGAAGATGAGGCGTTAAAGTTACTTGAAGCTGAAAGTAATGAAAAAGCCATACTGGCTAATGATGAAGTTTCAGAAATGATGGATGAAATATCCGCTATTAGTGGCGATAAATAATGACAAATACATCAGATGGCTTAATCGCCCTATTAAAACGTAAAGGTATTGATCCAACTGGTGATAGGGTTAAGGATTTAATTCTAGCTAGGTCAGTTATGCCGAAGCCTTTTAAGGATAAATCTAATGACGGACACATACACACAACTAACAGTGAAACTAAGTGAGTCAGAAGCAGCCCGAGCAGAATTAAGAGGTGAGCTATCGGGCTTATACGATGAAAACGAAGGGCTAATTGATACTAATGAGATTTATAAAATAAAGCTCATACAGGCAGAGTTATTAGTTGGCAGTTTAAATAAACAGGTTTTAAGGGGTGAATTACATTGAATGATTTAAAGTTTAACGATATTACCAGGCGCGTACAAATAGCGATTAGTATGATTGGTTTCGGGTGTCTTGCTTATGTTGTGAGCGGTTGTATTTATTATGGGATAGGTGGTTAATATGATTAACGCAATTAATATGATTTACGGCAAAGGTAAGTTGTCAGAAAATATAGCTAGTGATATGAACGGGCGCTCTCATTATACGATTGAAGATAAAAGACGCGCGTTATCAATATTTGAACGTACTGGTTCTTATGGTGAAGTTGAAAAAGAGCTGGGTGTTAGTCGGAATACTGTTCGAGCATGGAAAGAAAAATACGGCTCTGCTGGTGCGCTGAAAGATATTAAAGATTTATATAACGACACCTTGCCGCAAAACGTTAGCAGTAAAGCTATAGTTAGGGATAGGAGAAACAGCCTTGTTAGACTGGTTGAAAAGGTCGTTATTGGCTCTAGTGATTTAGCTGAATTATTAGGCGTAACAACCGTGACAGTTAGAGATGATATTCGGCACTTACTATCTGTTAATAGAGTGATAAATATTAGCCTTAGCAAGACTTGTTATTTAATTAAGGCTGCATAATGATTGATTACAACGCAGCAGATGCGGCAATAAATTATCTAGTTTCTACTGATGTAGAATTAGCAAGGTGTAAAACTTTATATGAGGCACTTTACGAGCAAAAGAAAACTATACAAGCTATAGAGTTTCTAGCCGCTTCAGGAAGTGCCGCAGAAAGAACACAGAAAGCCTTGGCTAGTGATTCATACATAGAGCACCTATCGTTAATTAAAGATGCTCAGATTGAATTCGAGATACTTAGAAACAAAAGGCAATCTAATTCTGCTGTTATTGATATGTGGCGTAGTGTTAATAGTAATCAAAGGAAGGGTAATATCTAATGAAACACAGAAAACTACCAGTTAAATCACAGTATCACTCTAAATGTAAGTGCGGCCATGCAATACAGCCAGGTGAAACAAGGGTTAAGTTAACGGGTGATTATGACAAGTGCCAGATGTGTTTTGATAAAGGGGAAATAAATGGCAAAGCAAAATAAAATAACTAAGTCAGCAAGAGGTGAAGATTGTACTTTGCTTCTTGGTAACTGCTCAAGTAATGAAACTGTTGTATTGTGTCATATTGGCAAAAATAGAGGTATGGCTTGTAAGTGTGGCGATCACTTTGCTGTTTATGCTTGCTCTAATTGCCACGATATTATTGATGGTAGAAAGTTGTTTTCATTTGGTGCTGGTGAACTGGCAGAAATAAAACTAATAGCACTTGAACGAACACAACAAAAATTAATTGATAAGGGCTTGTCATGGCTAGAATAGGCATTAAACCACTATCAGTCAATCAGGCTTGGAAGGGTAGGAGGTTCAAAACAAAGGCGTATGATAAGTATATTCGTGATGTTATGTGTCTATTGCCAGCGCTCAAAGTTCCTGATGATAAGTTAGAGCTAGAAATTACCTTTGGGTTATCCAATCGTGCGGCTGATATAGATAACCCGTTAAAATGCTTTATAGACGTTTTACAGAAAAAGTATAACTTTGACGATAAGATGATTTATAGATTAATAGTTAATAAGGTTATCACCAAAAAAGGCGATGAGTATATAGAATTTAATATAGTTGAATTATAAACAAAGGTATCGGGAGAATACTATTTTGTGCCACCAATTCCAGTTTGGTGGCTTTTTATTTACTCGCCTTTAATCCTGAATGATACAGTCCACACAGAGCGTTCTTTATATATTGGAAGCTTTTTATTTTCCATTGTAAATTCTGGGTAAACTTTCCAACCAAATCTAAAATAAATACTCTTCTTTGATGTTACAGGTATCAATAAAAATGTTGATTTGTATTTGCCGCCTGTGGTGCATCTATACCACTGGTATCCTTTTTGGTATTCATGCTTGTAAGTGCTGCCTTTCCACTCTGTTTTTAACTTGGTTAAGTCTAACGATGCTTTAGGGTGGTAGCGCATATTCCAGCAAGGGTTACGATTAGCACACCATGTATAAGCGTGTTTGATTTGTTCTTTAAGGGTTAATTCGCTAACAGTTAACCCTAAGTACCCGTCATACCACCCGCGCTTATTTCCATTAAAACCATCTTCAGCATTGTCATAGTAAAAATATTCAATAGGAAAATTATCTTCACCGGCTAATATAGCTTTTTTAATAATAGGCTTTAATATTAATTTACCTTTGATGTTATAAAACAATCTTAACAGTATTGAAAATATACCTTTCATTGTTGCCCCTTAATTATTTTGGTTGCGCCGCTAATTTATAGTTAGCGGCTTTTTATTTACTGTTATGTTGCAGTTATAGTTCCAGCATTATCAACACCTATTGCCCATAATGTACCATCTGGACTTTCGATTATTAACTTAGTTCCTGCTGGGTTAGATCCTTGGCTGGTTGCCGCTAAATCTCCGTTAGGGTGATGTATTAATGTCGCTGAAGTATCTTCATTTTGAAAAATAAACCCGCTATCCACATCTGTATCTGTAATATCATAACGCAATTGATATTGTTTAAGGCCTGTTGGACTTTTAAACATCTGTCTAGAGCCTGTACTACCTGGCGTTGTTGATGCCTGTAGTGTAAGGTTTCCGTTTTCACCAATCAACATAAAAGCGCCAGACTGTTCATTGGTCAGTTGAAAGCCAAAATCATCAGCGTCACTAGCTGAATACTTAATAGTAAATTCTCTGTCACCACCAAATGTCACAAACTTTATTGCTGCTGTATCTTTTTGTATTTCAAAAGTTTTATTTACTCTGAACTCTTCGCTGTTTTCGTTTGGTGTTGCAGTTATGAGGTTTGACGAGCTAACATTTACATCAGTAACCCTTGATAGTGCGCTAGTTTTAATGTCGCAACCACCAACACCGGCTCCAATTGTTACAGCCGATGTGCCGCCATCTATTCTACAATTCAAAACAGTACCACTTCCGCTACCCTCTAGTATTACACCTACAGATTGCGGGAATTGATATCGCGGGTTTGTGTTGTTAACTCTTGTTATAACTACTGCGGGATCGGTCTGTGTTCCATCCACGAATAGACCGGCCTGTTCACACTGCTCGTATGTTTGGCCTACTATAGAAATACCATCAGAAGACCTATCTGTTGAATAAACATGTATACCAGCACCTAAAGTGATAGCTGAACTACAGCCTGTTAGAGCGACACCCCGACAGCCAAGAAAAGCCATAGCATTTAATCTTCGGTTAGCCTCTGGTACAGCCTGCGCGCAACCAAACGATTTAACACCTTCTAGTATCATCTCTTGCTGTCTACGCCAAAACATAGTAGGAGTGATGCTATCTAGAGAATCATCACCTATACCAACAATATTACTAAACCTTAATGTTTGCCCTTTGTTTGCAGCACCTATTGAGCTATCTTCTACCACTCTCAACGCGTTAAACGCACCGCCTGAAAACATAAGGTTTAATCGTGATACGTCAACCAAATCGTACCCATTAATTATTTCAAGTAAATGCGCTTGCGCGCCACCATCTCTATCATTAAGTATTTGAAAGTCTTGGGCCATTACAGAAGCGTTATGCTTAAAGTTTAGATCTACAAACTTGAATACTGACTCGCCTGAAAAATCAGACTTAACACGTACCATAGTTGTACCGCTTGCTGCCTGCTCTAATTCGGTCTTTGGAGATCCACCCGTACCAGCACCAGCACTCTCACCAAATACATTGGAGTTTTCAGGGAATACAATCTGACCTGTAACTCTATAAACGCCTCGGGGCAAATATAATCTACCACCAACAGCAGCCCACGCTCTAAGCGCTTCGGTATCATCTGTCAGGCTGTCACCAGTTGCACCAAATGACCTAGCGTTAACAACTTCACTAATCATTAGTACAGCTATATTGCCGTTAGCCAGTGTAATATCTGATAACTCATTAGGTGTTGAACCAAACTCAGCTAGAGTTTTTACAGCGTAATTTGCTTGGCCGCCATCGTTAAATGTTGTGTAACCAACTGTACTTGTTACAACCCCGCTTGCTAGTGTTGCGCTTTTCATTTGAGCTACATTATTAAAAATCATTTCTTTAACCTCTGTTTGTGTTGTTTTGCTAGATTATTCAGCCGGTACACTGTTTATATTTAATGTGTCAACAGCCCCGCCAGAGATAACCACGTTTTTGTTACCCCCTGTCCTGCTTCTAAGTGTGTCAAATACATTACCTGATACAATACATCTTTCAGCATCATTCGAGATAACCACTGGTGAAGCTGCCCCGTCTTCCCATAACCCTTTTACAGTATTACCTGTAAAGCTTATGTTAGTACCTGATAGGTTAACCGCGTTAAGGTTGGTAGTGGGTGTTGCTAAAGGAGCATCTTCAAAGATATTACTATCAATCTTTATGTTACTTATGACATCTAACTCTCTACCATCACCCATAGCGAGATAGATAAATCGCTCGTAGTACCCCCTTAATGTACAGCCAGTAATAACAATATCACGTACAAACTCTAGCCCCGCGACATTGCTTTGATTAAAAACTAAGAACGACCTACCCTCTCTTGCAAATACATTACTAAAATACAATCCATCTACTACAGCGTTTGCGCTGCCAGATGCTTGAATGACTACCGTATCAAGTATGGGGGTCCCTTGACCATCGGTGTTACCATCAAAATACACATTCGAGAAAAACACCTGTTTGACAACATCCCTCTTATCAACGTTATCCATGTTGATGTTGACTTTGTACAGCGCAGTATTAAAGTGACAATTTGACACATACAAACCATCAACCGCTTGTAGTGAAAATATATTCTCAGCAATAGGCGCGCCAAAATGCTCGCAGTCTGATATGTAAACCCCTGTAGATCTATAAATATCTGCATTGTTAGTTAGTAAGAATAGATTTTTTGGCCCTTCTGCGATAGGTCGCTGCCCATTTTTAAATCTTATCTTAGAGAACATCAACTGCCCATTACCGTGTGACTCAATGAAACTAGTGCAACCCTCCATATTTAGGTAAGTAAACTGACTATCAAAGCAAGAAGTAAGCTTTATACCTACTGATACATTAGCCTTGACAGCACCTCCATAGATAATACTTAACCCAGTAATAAATCCTTTCATCCATTTACCTGCTACATCATTAAGAGCACTCTTCTCTACTACAAAGCAGTCCTTGTCATTATCTAACTGTCGAATTATCGCTGAGTTTTTACCAAAGCCTCTAACACCAAAATACTCGAACTCGTTGTTATTTTGCCCTCTAATTAACAGCTCATCACTTATCAGATAGATACCAGCAGGTATATAGATAAAGTAAGTCCTTGCTAGTGTATCCTTGAACGCTTGCGTATCATCAGCGGTATTATCACCTTTCGCACCAAACCAACGCACATTAGCCTCTCCTTCAACCTGTAGCATGGCAATTAAACCACTAACCAAGGTAGCGTCACCGCTTTGCAGTAAATATGTTGATGGCTGTATAATGTACTTAGCGTTTGCGCGCTCTCTACATATTAAGGTTTGAGAGACATTACCACTGTTTGATAGTTCAAGTTCAGCAAACGTATCAAATTCAACATCATTAGTTAGTAACATTTCCCACTGATTGCCGTTACTATCATTTAGTAGTGCAGCACCTAATTGTGCAGGAGACTGGCTAGCAGTTTGACCTATAACACCGTTAAGCATCCACTGACCACCACCATCACCTTTGTCGATATACCCCAAACTACTTATAACTTGACCAGCAGGAAATATCACACTAGATGCTATCAATTCAACAGTAGAATCTATTTGTCTATTACCAACGTTATCAAGTGCGGCCTTTACATTGGCATCATCAAGTACACTATCAGAATTATCATAACTCACTTGTACGGCGCTAACGACAGTGCCGCCGCTAATATCCTTAAACCCTATAGCGGCTAGTATACTGCCAAAAGGGAAGCTAGAAGTTAATTTAATAGTTGTTTCGTTGATTATCAAGTAATCAGTGCCTACTTGTAATTTACCTCTATCAACGTTTAACCCTGTGATATAAAATCTTGCTGTAGACGTAATAACATCAACAAATACAACTTCAGTCTGACCGTCTAATAATGTTTTATTCTCAATAACGTCAGCAATCTCATTACCAAAAGCGCCAGTTTGAGAACCTACAGCAACTAATATACTGTCTTCAGGAAAACTAGATGTTAATTCTATTTCAGTGCTGCTTATTATATTGTAATCAGTGACCACTTGAAGCTTGCCGCGATCTACACTTAAACCTGTGATGTAAAAGGTTGCTGTATTAGCGTTTACCACATCAAAAATAACAGTTGTTTGACCGTCTGTTAATGATACGCTTTCATCAACTAAAGCTACATCATCACCTTGAGAGCCGTCAGCTATACGTAAAGCTTGTGATGTATCGTTAGCATCTGCTTCCGCTTCAGTTGGAAACATCCACAAATCATACGTACCATTAATAAACGGTACAACCAAGGCTCCACCGGCAGAAACCAGAAAGCCATCAACATTAATTTCTAACTTTGCAACCTGAATAGTTCCGTTAGATTTTAACGCCATAGGTTTGGGTGTTGTCGTGCCTTGTTCGTATGCTTTAATCCAGTTGTTAGCGTAATCTCTGTAATTAATCGCTACATTTGCTATTGCTGTATAAGCCATTATTGCCCCTCTGACGGTATGGTTGGCGTTGTTATTAGTCCGACAGATGCGGTTTGTTTCGCTCTGCGTTTTATTTCTTCTGCAAAAAATTTAGCATCTGCAACTAGTTTTGCTGTTGCGCCTGCTGATTTAGGTAAAGCTTTTATTGAACTTAAATCTAGATCGTTGTGAAGCAATAGCGTGGTCAAATCATCCACATTTCTGTTTTTAATTGGAGTGTGTTTTAAGTAAGTCCTTGTTACTGCCTTGGCGTTCTTGCCTGCCCTAGCTAAATCATCGGCAAACTTAACCTTATTTAATGTTAATCTTTCAACCGTGTTAGATGCAATCCTACCAACTATCGCAGGACTTATAGCGCCTATAACCGTGCCCACTGGGCCACCAAACACAGAGCCAAGTATGCTACCTGCCCCTACACTGGATGCAGCACCTAGATGATTGGTTGCTGCGCCCTTACCAAAACCTAACCGACTTAATTTTTTGGCTGTGTTGGATGCAAAATCACCCTCTACTAAATCTCTAAGTGCTGCCCTTTCATCAGGGGTGTAACCTTTAATTCTTTTTTTGTTTTTTAGTAGTTCTCTTGCTTTTATTCTCAATCCGTTTTCAAATCCACTAGCCTGTAATGATGCATCCTCTATTAGATCTTCCATGTCTTGAGCTTTGAATGCCCTTTGGGCTAAACCCCTTGCATCCTTGAATTTGCCACCTATCTCGGAAGATAGGTTATCTAAGCCTTTATCTATGTCGTTAATGATAACACCACCTAAACTAGACTCTGTCTTATCTGTATCAAGTGCCGCTGCTCTGGCTCTTTTTCTTATAGTGTCCATTTCACCTAGTGTTTTTGGTGTACCTTTTTCGTCAATCATCCTATTTAAAGCCTGTTGCGCTTTGGGTGTGATAACTGGATCTATGCCTCTTTTATTTAATTTAACAGCCAAGTCATCAACAAATTTATCATAGGTTTCTGCTTTTATTTTTATACCTAAGTTATCTAGTTCACTATAGGCATCAGTTTTTAATAGTTTAATGCGATCGAAATCTGGCGATGCTTGCTGTATTGCCTTCCCGACATTACTGGATAACTTCACATCTTTTAATTTTGAGCTCTTCAACCCTCTAACCCCCAAAGCTTCTAGAGCCGCAGTAGGTAATGAATGAGCTATAGCTGCTAATGCAGGACTACCAGTAGCCTCTAAAACAGACTCCCCTAAGAATGACTCAGCATGGCCAAGTTTTTCACCAACAGGCGCAACAAATTCGCCAACAGCTTTTAATTGCGCTTTACCTGCATCTGTTCTTGGCTCAAATGTCAATGCGTTTTTTACTAGCTCAACGGTATCAGCGCCAGCTTCAGTACCACCAAACAAAGAAGCGACCAACCCTGACAGCCCAGCGATAGGCTCAGCAATAGCGCTACTCAGCACCGTCCCTGCAACCTCTGCACCACCAAGTAAATCTTGACCTATGGATGTGTCATCTACACCTTGTCCGGCATTAGAAATATTACGTACAGCAGCGTTATTATTGACAGTATTACTAACATTTTCAGCTCCTTGTTGATTATCTAAAGTAAAGCCTTGCGGCACCCCTGATTCCACTGATTGATCTAAAGTAAATCCTTGCGGTAATTCATCAGCCATTATAAGCCCACCCATTGGCCATTTTGAAAGGTAATTTTTTCACCATTAGGCCCTGTTGCTGTTTGACCTTCTGTAAATTGACTTGTTACCTCTGGTTGTGATGGTGAAGCACTTGATAACCCTCTTTTTTTACTTCTTAAAAATCCAGCAACTGAGCCGCCTTGATCTAAGAACTCTATTTGTTCTCCGTAGTAATTTCTAAGTTTTTGCTGTGCTGCCTTTTTATCTTGTAGATGTTTGATTAATTCAGGCCCTTCGAGTCCAGTAGGTAAAGCAATCATTTTAGCTAAATCTAACTCGCCTTTAGATAGCGCACCAAAAGTAACTGCGCCGATAACATCTAAAGCCATTCGGCCTTGTATATTGTCCAATAAAACAGAAGCAGCCTTTATGGATGGGAAATTCTTATCTATAAAGCCAGTGCCAGCGCCATCAGTAACGGCTTGTATAGCGTCATCAATATTAGATAAACCTAAATCAATTTTGGTTATTTGATCAAAACCTTTATCTATAGCTTTAGATCTTGATGATGCTGTCAACTCTCCAAATTTTTCAGACTGTCTAATTTTAGCTTTTGAATCCGCAACCTTCTGAGTTAATTCGTCATTTAGAGCCACTGTCTGCGCTGATGAGCCAACAGCCCTAGCCTCTATACCAAGAGCTACCGCCGCCGCTTTACCTTCTACAGTTTTGAGTTTTGGATCTGCCTTGACCGCTGCAACATTAGAGTTAAATTCTCTTTGTCCTACTGATACTTGAGAAGCACCCAATAAACCACGTTGTCTAGCGATAGTTTGAGCTGAATCAATAGCACTGATAACGCTTTTAGTATCTCCACTTTCTAATGCTGCAATAGCATCAAGAGTTACGTCAGTTGGCAGTTTTTGCTCTTGTAGTTCTAGTAATCTAGTATTTAGCATGGCTTGTGCCTGCTCTACATTGCCTGACTCAATAACAGGTTTAAGCTTGGTTCCAAACTCTGCAATACTTCTTAATATTCTGTTTTCAATTTGTAATTCTTGCTGTACTTTACCTGCCGCCAACTGCTGAACATTCAAGTCAATTGCTTGCTGTGATTGCTGCAACTTTAAAGGGTTTAGCAATGCTTGTTGATCTCTAGCCGCTTGACCAGAATCTAAAGCCTGTTGATTGATATCAAGACCTTGTTGAGCTTGTTGAATCTGTAAAGGATTTAACAAAGCTTGTTGCGCTGCTTGCTGTCCTCTAACATCTCTGGTTTGAGCATTCATCAAAGCATTTTCAAAGATGTTTATTGCTGGCGCTATATTTGGCGCTTGAACCGCTAATGATATTCTTGGGTCTAGCATAATGATAATCTCCCATGATTTTCGTGGTAGCCATTGGCAACCTCTGCTGATTTTCTTGCACAACAAGCATCAAAGAAAGAAGAGAAACAACCAAGGCTAGTATTCTTGTTTTTATTTGTGCTTATTCTAGACCTCCATTTTAAAAGGTTTTTATCCCAGCTAACACCATGAATACCAGTTTTATTGTTACTTTTAAGTCTTTTGTTTTTTGCGTTAGCTTGTTTCGTTACCGCACTTAAGTTTGACAGTTTGTTATTATTCCTTTTACCGTCAGCATGATCAACCTCTAGCCCTCTCAAATCAACACCTTGTAATATCATCACCAACTTATGCGCTCTATATTCATGATTATATATATTAATTACTACATATCCGTCTTTATCAAGATAGCCAATATTCCTACCTGATAATTTAGAGTTAAATAAACCAGTGTCAGGATTGTAGCTAAGCTTTTTAATTATCATACTTTTGCTTGGGTATTCTAATGCCATGATTAAGCTCCACCTGCGAAAAAGCCGCCAATTTGAGCGCCAAGATTTAATATATTATTTGCTCCTGCACTTCTCGCATTAGCTGCACCAACTAAACCACCAGCCTGTGAAGCTGCCGCACCTGTTAATAGGTTACCTTGGTTTGCTGCTGTATTTTGAAGTACACCCGCTTGACTTTGCGCTATGTTTTGAAGAACGTTCGCTTGATTGCCAGCAGTACCCGTTAAGATATTACCTTGTTGTGCGGCTGTGTTTTGACCGATACCAATTAAATCACCTATTGATTGTTTTTGTTGCTGGATAAGTGGCGCGGCTGTTAATAGTGCGTTGCTATTTAATTGCTGTAATGTGTCACCAGCAGATAACCTACCGCGAGCAGCAGCAAATTGATTTGTTTGAGTGTTGGCATTATCTAACCCTAATTGAAATAAGGGATTGTTTTGCAAGAAGTCGAATTGCGCTTGCGGGTCTGTTAAGAATCCTGCTTGGTCTATTCCTTGCTGACCCAGAGGTCTGAACTGATCGAATAAACCACCAGCTTCTGTTCCTGCTTCGGCTAAAAACCCTGTAGCTTTATCACCAGCAGCACCTAGCAATCCACTAGCAGCAGCACCCGCTTGACCTACACTTTCAGCAGCAGCAGTACCGGCAGCGCTTTGTATGTCACCGGCTTGAATAGCTGCATTAGCCGCCGTTTTACCTGTTAGATTTCGGACGAATCCCATCTTGAAACTCCAATACATTTACATTATAAGTTTTACCGTTTTTTATATAGTCGTTTTCTTTTACATTAATCACTTTAAAATCATTCAATAAAGCAAAAGCTAAAACGTTTTTATATAAATCTGGTATCTCAGCGTATAAAGGTACAGTTCCCCGAAATAAAAGGGATTGTTGTCCAAAATTGATCGCGTGTTCTTTTCTATACTCAGGTAACACTTGCACATGGCACTCATTACCGTCTAAATATTTATGATAGACCATTAACGCGGCTATCTCGCCTTTAACATAACCACCTATATATAAGTATTCATTGTTAATTGGTGGCTCAAATTCTTCTATTAAAGGGCATTCATCACCTGTTATTGTATCATAGATAGCAGGGTTGCATAATACCGCCTTTATATCATCAATATTGGTTGTTTCTTTAAGTATCAACTTCACGCCCCGTAACAGTAAAGTAAACAGAATTCGTTGCTGATGATTCTATTCTTAACTCGCCTCCTGCTGGTATAGTTTGGTTAACAATACCTATACCTAAATCAACCTCACCCCAAACAACTATTTTAAATGGTCGCTGTGGTTGTTCTGGTCCTAAAAGTGAAACTATATAAGCTTTATAGCTTGCGTTTACTACTGAATTATTAGCCGCTGTAAACGATTCGATAATCACATTCTTATCATTTGGCGCTGTGTATACTAACTGCACAGAGTCGGCAGTTGTATTTGTGAAGTTATCAACTATCTGTTTAGTAGTCATTATTTACCGCCCCTACCTAGCCTGCACAACAAAAGAGCTGTCCAATTCTGCTGTTACATTGTTAGTCGCGCCAATATTTGCAACTTGAAATTTAACGTAATCATTTTTATTTAGTGTTATGTTGTCAAAATAAACATAATAACCAACATCTCTACCACCTTGAAGTGCGTTAATAACTCTGTTTTGTACTTTTTGGCTTTCAAAGGAAGTAGTTGCAGATCTGAACACAACCGCCTTTATAGCAACAACATCGTTTGCAGTGCCATCAATAACAAATTGAGATCCTATTTGATACTCTCTTGGAGAATCTCCTAAGTGCCTTAATTGGCCGTTAGAAGGTGAATCAAAATGTGTTAAGCCTGACGCTGTAAATGTGCCTGCTAAATCAACATAAACACCAGAGCTAGCAATTACCGTTGTAACTTCCGTTAAAACTGTAGCCTCACCACCAACAAAAGTATTATCTATCCCGTTGTTACCCATCCACTCACTAATCAAATCAGATGCCGACACATTAGGAATTATATTTGTATCTGTAGCATCAAACACACCCTCTCTTGTAATCAAGCACCCATCAAGTTGTAATGTTGAAGGGTTTACAAAGTTGCCAGCGGTAAAATCAAGGAATGATACGCTTGCAGGTAAATCTATATTTTGATTAGACCTGAATCGTGAGTTCATAACAAAACCAGCACCAGCAGTAAATAGAGAATAAGATCCGTCAACTAAAAATCGCACTATTGATGTGTCAATAAAATAACCACCAACCCATGTTCCGACAAGCGTTAATTCTGGCTTACCGCCAAGCCTTCCCGTACCAACCTCTAAGCCCTGACGGTAGCTTGTTAATGAGCCGAGCGATGAGCAGTTATTGTAATTAATACGGGTGAATTCAAATGCGTTAAGTCCTGTAGCATCAGTTAGGTTGTAAACCTGTGAGCCTGTGCCTGTTATTTCAATAGCATAATCAACACCTAAAACATTACCACTACCGCCTACGGGTGATGTAAATAATGTAAAGCCTGCCTCACTGCATATTAACTTTGAAACATCGAAAGTTGTACCTATGATACTAATCCCACCAACTGGAACTTCTATACTTAAGCCTGTGCCAGTAAAATCAATAATACCATCGAGTATATAAACCTTTGTACTGTCAATTGTGCCGCCTAGAGTAGACGCTAAATTGCTTTGTTTTACTGTAATTAAACTATCCAGACCACCAGCGTATAACTCTGTAAAGTTAGCTTGTGTTTTTGTAAAGGCACTGTGAAGTGTATCACCCGCTTTAGCATCTGCTGTACCAATGTTTATATCTTGTTGTGCCATTACGCTATAACCTTATCAGTTGTTATAAATGTTAAATCTGTTGTGAAGCCTGATGTATCTATTGTAAATTCAGGCAATCCGTTTAATTGTTGCTGTAAAAATTGAATCTGTGAACTATAACCACTATTTACAATGGTTGTTGAATTGATTGTTAAGTCTGAATTACCACCTGTCTTGCGCCATAACTGAAATAAAATAGTATTCTGTTGCTCAATGAAAGCCCTAACCTCCCTGTCATCGATAAAAGCCTTTGGCAATCGCAAAAATGGGGGTGGATTAACCTTGACGGATGCCATTATTTACCAGCCAAACGCAAGTCAATTGTTGCAGAATAAAGCGAGTAGTTAACAGGGTCAGTCGTTGATATTCTAAATATCCGATCGTAAAATGTGCCTAAATCAAAAAACTCAACCTGTAATGTAAACTCACCTAGTCGACCAACCTCAGGCCATGAGCCAGCGCTCCAACTTCGACCGCCATCATCAGAATACTCAATCATAATTCTTGGCGTATCACCTTGACCATCAATCAAACCCACGCCTGTTTCCATGATAAACTTAACAGCAGACATTTGAACTCGCTTACCTTTGGCGCCTAGCAAATCACCGTTAACGCTTTGTGTTACTCGTATTCTTTGCAGTGGTTCGCCGTTATTAGTGTAGGTATCAAAATCTAATTCATAGATATCACCGCTATCAGCATCAGCAACTATATTTTTACCGTAAGCGCTTATGATTGATTGGCCCTGATATTTTAAAGTATCTAATGGCTGATTAACTCCGCTTGATAATTCAAACCAACCGTTAACACCTAAACTTTCATTGACTACAAATGTTTTGTTTTCGCTTGGAAATGTAATCTGATAAAAGTTTTGGCCCTCAAATGTGAAAGTATTTGCTATGGCATCACTAACATCTGAATATTTTTGTATTTCGTTTGATATAGTATCGGTGCTAATTCTTTGTTCAACGCCTGCCGCTGCTCTATATATGGCGAAGTCATCACCCAGCCAATAAAAAGCTTGGTCTGTTTCTGCTATAGAATGAATAGCCGCTAAGCCTACTGTAAAGATTCTACCTTGCAATTTTTCAATAGGTGGACTACCAACGCCAGAGTTGTACCAGCCAACAATGGAACGTACACCACAGCGATATATAACCTCATCGAAAACGTAATCCCTAACTAGGTCATCAGGTAATGTTTCTTCGCCTATAATGTTTAATCCGCTAGCCTCTGCCCCGTTACCAACATCAGATACAGTTGAGAATTTATCAAAGGTGTATATGAATTGGTTGTTAAAAAAGTCTACTGATTTAGCGCCTGTAATATTAACGTTGGTTACTTCAGTGACTAAATTGGTATCTGTTGTGAATTGCCATACCTTTAAATCTGACACGATAAACATGTTAATGCCATCATCTGCCATTATTGCGTAATCATCACCGGGTATCACGCCTAATAATGTATGTTCGCCTAGCTTATCGATACTATAAAGCCCGCCACCTTTTACTTGATAAAGAACTTCAGCCATTCGATGAAAGCCACGATCTAAACCTACAGTTTTGTTAATTGACTTTAAGCCAGGAAAGGGAAGTAATACAAACTGTTCTTTACCTTGATCACTAAACTGTTGATACCAATTTTGTGTGACTTGGCTAGATAATGGTTTGGACCTACTTTGATAAGATGGCCCTGTTGTATTTACTGGTACAGTTTGAAAAGCCATTAAACAACCATCCCATTTTTAAGACTCATTGATGGACCAGGACCATACCTGCCTTTTTTATCTGCTTTGTTAGCGCCTTTAATGGCACTCATAAACATCTCGTTGTATTTTAATTGCTGCTCTAAATCTTGTGAGTAGCCAAACAACGCTGTTAATGCACCGAATAGATAAATACTAGGGTGACTGGTTAATATTTCATTGGTTTGATTGGTAACGCTTAATGGTGTTGCCTTTCTGAAGTATTGAATCTCTAATGTGTATTCACTATCAGGAACTCTGTCAAGCTGAACCTCATTGCCAATAATAGTAAAAAATGTAGGCCTACCAGTAGCTACTTGCTTTTGCATTTGCTCTGGTGCTTGAAAAGTTAGTTGGCCGCCGTTATCACCAGTAACTAGTCGAACGCTACGTGCTGACTCAAAACCATCAGGTAACCCTACATATTGCCCAGCAGTTGCGGCAGTCGATACTATTTCCATACTACGCACTTTTAACGGCTGTATCTCATTTGAATACATAGCGTTTTCAGCAAGTAATATAAAGTCAGCTATCTTATTACCAAGATCGCCACGATGCGACCAGTCAACAACTTCCTTAACTAAATTATCAAACACATCAAGAGACATTAGATTACACCTTGTTTAGTTCTTAGCTTAGCCCAATCAGGCGAATTTAATTTACCTAGTAGAAACTTTCTATTCTGCTTATCTAAAGGATTGATACAATCAGCACCTTTAGCTTTTAATTCTTCGGTCCATTGCACAATAACAATAGGGGGGATTGATGCCATACGATGCCAGTCACCTTGAAAACCTTTAGAGTTTGCACTTTCAAACTTCTTGTTGTGCTCTATAAATGGAGACACATCTTGCGTTTGATAAACTTGTATTTTACCATCAGCATTTTTAGAGTAGTTTTCTACTATATCTGTTTGTTCATCTCTTACGCGCATTGTTAACCCTTAGATAAAGCGGCTATTACACCGCATTCAATTTACACCGCATTCAATTTACTTTTTAGGTTCTTTGTACTTAGTTACACATTTATTATCATGTGCAAACTCTAACTCTTTGCCGCTTAACTCAACAATATCACCCTTACGGTGCATTTTAGAGTCTTTTTCTTCAGCCCGAAAACCTTTGTCAATAACATATCTAGCCATGATATTTACCTTAATTAATGGGCTTCCTTGCCCGTCACAATTCCTATGAAGTTAACGCAGTAATGATACCGCTTGATTTCTCGTTACGAGCTTCAAGAGTATATTCAGAAAGTAATTGAACGCGATCTGAATCACCATTTTTAGCTAGTGGTGTTTCTTGGAAGTCTGCAAGAGTTGCTAAGCTCCACATATTCATATCAAGAACTAACATTGAAGTTTGAACTTGAAAACGGTTAGGGATAACAGCCAATGAGCCAAAATCAGATACATAAATATCGATAGCCGTATGAACTGTTGCCGCGTTACCATCAACAACACGTTGAGCAGCGCCCGAAGTGCCACCATTAACAATACCAGACATAGCCTGCTTGATAGTTGAGCCAACCATAATAGTATCTGGCTCACCACCTTCATCAAAACAAGACGCTAAAACATCTTTTAATTGAGACTCTGCAAATGCTCTGTTAGTACCTGGTGTGTTTGCATCCGAACCGTCACCAGTAGGAGCAACAGCGCCAACACCGCCATCAAAGTTAGTCGCTAACCATGATTCAACACCAGCACAAATACGTGCTGCAGCGGTTGAGCCTGCAACTTTAGCTTTATTGGCTAGGATTACTTTTTCCATATCACGTTTAAGCTCTTTAGTCTTAAGCATGATTTGGTAGTCCATCTCGTCACCACGACCAGCACTATCAACTTGACGCTGTGTACGTGTTACTTGAGGGACTTTATCAGAGATTTGAGTTTGATTACCTAAGCGCACTGAAGGAGTTGAGGCGGTTGTGGTTGCGTCATTACCTTCAATTTGCGCGTTAGTGTCATCTGCTGCGGCTAAATCTTGAGTTTGCCACTCATGATTTGTTGCGTTTGCTGGGCCGCGAGAAATACCACTAATGAAAGGGGTAGTTGTTGGCGCGATGTTATAAATGTTGTTAATTAAATCTTCACGATTACCAATGGCATCGTATGTGCTTACTGTATCAGCTGGAGTGCTCATAATAATTTTCCTTACTGTAGTTGTCGGTTTAGCCTACGTAATAATAAAAAGTCTTTGTCGCTACCGGTTTGGTTATACCGCTTTTGAACGATCTTAATATCATCTTGTACACTGTTATTTGCTTTCGCTCTTGGTTTTGTACTTACCGGTGCTCTGCGTACTTTCTTTTCAATCGCTGCATTTTTGCTGTTTTGCTTTTTATATCTAGCGGCATCCAACATGATTTCATAGTGTCTAGCATCAAAGCCTGATAACTCAGCCTGACCAATACCACGCGATTCTGCGTAAGTAGTCATCAAGTTAGTATCATCTGTAAACTGTTTGCTTTGCTTGCCGTTATCCATCCATTCAGGATGCGCGGCGAACAAATCAGCGCTTACCTTTGCCATATCTACACCTTGAACTGGTAACTCTGCTTTAGACGATGCTAATAGCTTTTTACGGTTATCCATTTTCTCAGTGTGTTCAATGTACTTTTCCGGTTCATACTCTCGCCATTCTGCCAGCATTTCAGCGCTTGGCGTATCTTCTTCAATCATCGCGTTAAGTTGTGCGAGCTTAGTATTGAATTCAGATTGCTTAGCGGTAAAATCATCCTGCTCAACTTTAAATGCTTTCACATCTTCAGCATGAGATTGCGTCTTGCGAGTATAATCAGCTTGCATAAGTCCGTTAGCTTTCCACTCTTTGATTTGGTTTGAGTCTACTTCTTCACCGTCGATATCATAGTAAAAAAGCTCTGCCTCCGTATCATTCGTTTGTGCTGCTGTAACCTCTTCTGCTGGTTCTTCAGTCTTCGGTGCAACTTCTTCATTGGTAATTACCTCTGATTCTATTACTTCTTCAACTGGTTCGTCTTTCGACAAGTCTACAGCTTCGGTGTTTTCAGGTTGTTCAATTATAGAGTCCTGATTGCTCCTAGCTTTTTTTCTTTCTTCTAAATAGGTTTGTTCTGCTGTGTTCATTTTGTCAGTCCTTACGGTTGTTGACGGTTAAATAACGTTTTGTAGTTTAATGTTTACTCTTTCTATCAATGTTAATTTAGCGTTCTTACCTTCTTTAATAGTCTTAGTAAACTTATCTAAGAAGCTATTTAATACTTGTGATTGATGCCAAGCTGCTGTGCGTTCTTTCTCATTATCTAGACCTGTACTTTCAAACCTGTTAAGTAAGTCACCACGCAAGGAAATAATAAACTCCTGTATTAGTGGGTCGTTAAGTAATTGATCGGCACGTTGAGCCTTTTGTATTTGATTCTTTAAATCTGCTTCACTACGCATCTAATCCACCCGGTAAGTCAGTATTGTTATCTAATTCAAGCTTAGTAATAGCTAAAGCTTCATCAGACTGTTGTTTACTAGTTGTTTGTGCTGTATCAATATTGAATTGACGCATCTCTTCTTGTAACTTGGCGATATCTAAAGCGGCTTTCTTATTGTCTGACTCTGATTTACCTTCTAGCTTGATCATCTCAACTTCAGATAATGCTTGAAGCTGCCTAATCTGCTCGCCTTGTTGTTCAATAATTTGTTGCTGCTGAACACCTGTAATATTTAACTGCTCGTTTTGTGCTCTTAATAACTCGTCTGGTTCTTCAGGATTATTAAAGAATTCGTTTGTTCTTGGGAATCCTAAGCCATCAGTAATACGGTTTAATGTATTGTAAATATCTTTATCATCAACAAGAGGTGATTGTGTAGCCTTTAACTGTGATTGAATAGCATAGATACCCTGTAAATTCTCTACAGACTTTTCATTATTACCAGCACCTAAACCTACATTAGACTCAATATGATGCTTACTTTTCCATTGGGTAGGGTTAACAGTTAATGCTTTACCTAATACTCTAAATTCTGTTTGTGTATCTTGAAACCTTGATACTAACCACGCGATACCTTCATATAGTTTACGAAAGCCTGTTTCCGCATAGTTACGAGCGATAAGTTCCATCTTTTCATCGCCTTTAGCCTCGATACCATTAAATCTTGTTGCAGTTTCCTTGCCTATTGAGTCAGCATCTAAACCCTGATTAGCCATGTTAGCGCCAGTTGTTTGCGCTCTTGCTCCGTCTACATACTGAATAACTTGTAATGTTTTATCGCCAGTGTAAGGAATAACCAAGGGCATGACCGCCTGTTGTGGCAATACGTTTGTATCGTCATCCATACGAATAACGCCATTATCTCTGTAAGTTAACATATCATCTAGATCAACGTCAGGGTGTACAACGTTACGAGGTCTTTGTGATATACGAATATTATCATTAAGGCCGCGTACTAAAGCTGTTTTCTGTAATTGTGTCGGGTATGTTATCTCTGCCCTACTGCGACCGATAGCTTTGTGAGGCATTAATATTGCTGATAATGAGGCATAAGGAACATGGTTATAATATTCATTAACCAGAATCTTATTACCGGATATCATAACGTGTCTACGCTCTGCGATACCATCACCATCAAAATCAATCTTGACGTATAAGTCTGATATCTCTACATACTGACTAGCCCATTCATTTATACTTGAATCTGGATTGTTGCCGCCTTGGTCTCGATCACGTACTGCTTTAATATTTGAATCGCGGTTATCTTCTTTATCAACAGTCGATAATATAGCTATAAGCTTTCGATCAAACCCTTCTGCCAATAATTCACCGCGAGTCTTTCTAACTCTATCGCCAACTAACTCAGCATCATCAACACTAGTAGCATTGCGTGATATTAAAAATGATTCAGGAGGTATATTAAGAATACAAACCTTTTTAGTTTCGCGTGTTACTTTAAATTTTAAATCCCATACACCTGGGCTTGTTTCTTCTTGT